ATCCATAGGAAGAACAATATACTTTTCACCGTTATCATCCTGATGCACTGAACCAACAGCAGACAAGCCTTGATTCATTAAACGTGCACGATAAACCATGTCTATTCCATGCTCAGATACCATACGATACATACGCCTATGGAAGTCTTCTACTGCACGGTAAAAACGACCAACAGTACGTACGTTATGTGAGAAAATTGTACGCACATCTGGGTTATCAGAGAACTTAAGGGTGTGATGTACGGCATCTTCCATTGCATGTTCTGTAAAGTAACGCTGTGCAATAGTTGCACTACGTTTATCAATCTTTGCAATTGCTGCATCATCTAATTGTTTGCCTTCGGCAATTGCTGCTGCCTTTATACCTTCTGCAAGTTGACTTTGGTACGTTGCTTGTAATGGTTCATACTGCTTACGGTACATAAAGTAGTGTGCATGTACTACTGGCTGACGGAATAGATCATCAGTGGTACGTGTCATAGCACTAAAGATTTTATCCATACCATAACGTGTAGCCCAAGCAGCAAGGTTAGTGCTAGGTGGACCAAAATCAATTGGCGTACGAATAATATCTGCAGTATTTTCACCAACAAGTTTCTTGTAGGTATCAAAGTCTAAGTCTGCAGCAATCTTGAATGGAGGAATAGGTAATCCTTTTTCAGTTACCTGAGATTTCATATATGTAACAAACTCAGAGTTAACATTCTCTGCGCTGCCATGGAATCTGTGAGTTAATTCAGCAAATGTAGCGTCAGCAAAATCAGAAGCAACCTTATGAATTGGTGTGCCGTCATTTAAGTTTTGACGACTCTGCTTTAAGAACTGAGTTGCAAGTGCTTCTTCAACAAGGGTAAATGTTCCATCATCAGTAACCTTAAATCCAATGCCTTCCATAAACTCTACACGTGCAGCAGCCCAATCATCTTTAGTCTGAAGACCATTGTGCCTAAAAAATATACCAGCAGGGCTTAAGTATTTATCATTAGACAACTTGTAAGGCTTTGTTGCGAATGCAGTAACAAAGTTATGGAACATTGCTAGATATAGTTTATCTGCTTCTAGTTCTTGTGCTTCTTTAAGTATGTACTCATCAGTTACTGTTGCGCGAGCAAGAGGATTATTTGGATCTCTCCATGATTTAAGTGATTCAGTCATCTGACTTGCGGATTGTAGTGACTGTTCTGGAAGAACTGCACCACGTGTACCACTAATAGCCTCAACAAGTTGCGCAGCACTGGCATCTTCAACAACTTTTAGATTTCCTCTTACTGCTTCTCTAAGCCATCCTTTATGTGTTTCGGGAAGGTTCTTGCCAACGCGATCAATAGCAACATTAAGAAGTTCTTCATGATACAACTCATCTATTTTTTCAAATTCAATCTTGCCAAGGGCAGCCTGTTCTTCATACTTGCCCTTTAGTAATAACTTTTCATCTGGACTAATAGCCCGAACAGCACCAACACTAATTCCAGGGAACTTACTTAACGCTGCTTGAATAGAATTCTTTACTGGACCAACTGCTCGAGTAGAACCACTAGCAGCAGCCATTACGTTACCTGCTCGTTTAGCATTTAAGAATTCTTTTGCCAATCCAGTGGACATGTAAAGGCTAAACATTAAACCTTCGTCAATTGCAGTACGAATACCAAGACGAGGAGCAAGAGTAAATGTAGTCCATACATCTGTAAGCATATCAGCATGTCTGTTGTTAAATGCTCCACCAATTAACTCTGGAAGGATCTGTGCCTTGTTGCCACTTCCTGCCTGACCAACTACTTTTTCAAAAGTTTTGCCAGCCATGAAGTGCTTAATCTCAGTCCATGGCAATGAGCCAAGTGCATCAGTGTTTTGGAATGGTAGCAAAGTTCCATTGACAGGAATTGTAGTTCCAAGTTCACCAGTTGTAGTTCCACGTGCTGGAACAACTAACTGATCTGTTACAGAGAATTGACCAGCAGCAGCGTACTTTTGGTCAAGAAGTTTCTTCATAAACTCTTCACCTTTAGAAACTTTATCTACACCAATTCTACGCATAGTTGCTTCGTCTAGACCTTTACGTAAAGCAATGCGACCTTTTTCATCTAGGTTAGCAAACTTAATTGTAAATGCTTCAGCCATACGCTTATCGCCAGTAGCAATTAATGCTTGCTGGCGAATTAAATCTAAAGTTTCAGTGTATCTTTCATCTGTTGAATAGATAGGCTTATTACCAGGATGACGAGCAGAAAGGTAATCTATTCTGCCTCGTACTCCCTTTTTCTTTTTATCATCAATAAGTTTCATTACTGCATTAGGATTAACACCATCGGATTCTGCACCGATACCGTATACACCTTCAACAATTTCATCAAGTGTTTTGTCATCAAGATCTTTGAAGTCTTGCTTTCCTTTAAAGAATTCACGTGTACGCAAACGTGCACCAGTCTTAAGGTTACGTCCACGTTGCATTGTAGCAAGACCTTCACGCATATACTTAAGACCGCTAACACGACCACGAATAAGAAGTGATGTATTTTCTGCAGCAGTAAAGTAATCTTCAGCACTCTTAAGATCAGTAATAGGTGCTAGGGTTTGACCAGTTGCTGAGTTTACTTTAGGACTTGTAAACATTTCAATTGTTTCATCCGAAGCATATTCCCAGTACTTGTCTTTAAGACCCATGCGAATTTCTGCAGCCTTGGCTGTCTGTCCAGCCTTAACTGCATTTTGATATTCGCCAAGACCTTGAGAAAAACCAGTCCAGTAATCTTGTACATCTTTTTTAGCAAAGTGCTTTGCAACTCCACCAGAAGTTCCAATTAACTTTTCTGCTCTTGCAGCCTTGGTTAAACCCATACGAGCCAAAGGTGCTACGCCACCTGTTAGGTATGTCATTGGGTCAATTGCTAATTGCCAAGCCAAGTCAATAGAACCAGTACCAAGTTTCCATAGCAATGGATGATCTTCAGCATTAATATTTAATGCTTCATTTACTTTATGACCAACAATACGACCACGACTTAATTGTGCTCGCTCAAACTCGTTAAGCATTTCATTGAACTCTGCAGTGTCGTCAAAGATTTCACCAACTGAATCAAGCATCGCTGCATCATTTGGACCCCAAGCGTCAAGAATCTCACCAGGAGTCATACCCTTAAGAAGACCCATAGCAACAAATGCTTTTTGACCACCATACTTTTCAATTAATGGTTGGGTGTATTCTGGATTAAAAATTGCTTCGTTATTAAAAGAATCATCAAGAGTAACTTCTTGACCAGTCAGTCTCATTAACTCTGCACGGTTCCAAGAATTTATGGCACGACCATAGCCTTCACCTGCAGCAAACACTCCTCGAAGGGGAGACTTAGCAAGATCGCCAATGCTGACTCCATCATTACCTTCTCCAGCAAAAATCTTATTAGAGATTGCAGAAGTAGCACCTTCTGGACGGCGTGAATAATCTATACCGTAGTAAGCATCAAGCAAACCTTTAGTATCAACATCAAGATTACGGTATGCGCGATCTGCTGCTTCATTACTCATTGACATAAGTTCTTTATGCTTATTGCTAACTATAGCCCAAGAATCAATTTGTCGTTTTTCTTGATCATTGAGACCAGTTTGCAAAGCAGAAGCATAGATGCCAGGCGAAGCCTGAGCAACTGCTAAAGATGGTTTATTATTCTGTAACTGAGATGCAACTGGGTTGTATCCACCAACAGGATTTGAACTAAATACAGCCACTAGGAAATGCCCCTGTTATTAAGCATCATTAGTGCATACTCTGCTTCACCAGTAGGATCTGTTTGTGCTAGACGCTTTAGCGTTGAGGTAATGCTTGGAGTAGTGTTTGGAAGATTTAATGCTTCAGGTCCAGGACCTGCGCCAATTGGATTGCCAGCAGTAACTGCTTCATCGGGTCTAGTTGTAGGAGCAAACATAGGAGTTACTGGTGGTCCTGCTGGAATTGGATCTCCAGCCATTTGAGCACCTGCTTGCATTTCATTCATAGCCTTGCGTTCACCATAAACACCATTGCCAGCCATTGGTCGAATTGGTTGTGGCTTCATGCTTGGTCCTCCATCAGTACGCTCAGATTGCGCACCTTGTCCTGAAAATGCTTTTGGATCTTTAGGGGTACGTGGACCACCATGTCCGTTAGCCATAGTAACCCCTATCTATTATTTGAATTCTTCCACCAGTATTAACGTCAAACTTTTTAGCAATGTTAATTGCTTCTCTTAATGTTGCGCCTTGCGCAATTGCACCAAGAGCATAATTACCCCCAGTACCCATTGCATATAGCCCTGTATTACTTTCAAGAACTGTGTAGTTTGATGCTACATAAAATATTCTATTTTTAAATCCAATTAAAAAAGAAAAGTCTTCATCTTCTTTAAGTGTAATACCACTATCTTCATGTTGCTTGCGCATCTCTGGGATAAATTTATACACCATGAATGTGTATGGTTCAGTTCCATCGTATACGGGTGGTTCCCACCCAAACATAATTACGTCACAGCAACGAGCATTACCTGCTCCAGCAATAACATACTCTCCAGCAGCAACTACCTTCTTCATACTTGGATGCATGTATGGTCGTTCAGTATCGGTAACCTGAGAGTCTGACGCAAAGACAAAACCCTTACTGTTTCTAACAGCAACGATTGTTGTCATAACTATCCCATTCCACCCATTTGGGCAAGTATTGCTTCTACACTAGGAGGTTGAGGTGCTCCCGCAGGGGCTGTACCTGGAGCACTAGGTTGCCCTTGCGCTTCTACAGGTGGCTCTGCTACAGGAGCACCTTCAGGTTGCGCAAGTGGCTCAGGAGTTTCAACTTCTTCCTTCTGGAAGATCTCCATAACAGCATCTTCAACTGCTGTCCCATTCCTGCGCAAATCTATAAGTTTGCCTATTTTAAAAATAATATCTGATGGATCTGCACCTGTAGCAGCCATTTGTGGAATTGCTTGGGCAAGAGCATTTAGTGATCCAGTAAGAGAATCACGCATTGACTCAATGTCAATACGTTCTTGTTCTACTGCAACGTTCATGGACCAAGGTAGTTCACGCATTACAAAGTCACGAGAAATAAGTTTTGCCTGAAGAGCCTGAAGGCTAAAGATTAATGCACGTGATGGATCAAGTCCAGCCATAAGACCATAGCGAACTTGAACGCTATAGTCTCCATTAATATCTTTTGTAGGACTGTAAGTTAATTCGTACTGTGCACCTTGGTACACACCACTCATTGTCTTCTGCTCTGGAAAGAGCATCTCTTCCATTTCAAAACATGCTGAAATTACATCTTCAAGTATTTCTGCAAGGACTTGTTGCCCTGCCTTTATCTGCGTATCAAAGCCACCAAGAAGTGCTTGAACTCCAGAACCTGTAATAATAGACGCATCAATTTGACCTGATCTTCCTTCAGGGTAACGAGAACCCATACGCATTTCTTGCTCAAGAATTTGTTGTTCCTGGAATGCAGCCATAGGAAGTTCCAGACCAACACGGCGAATAGACTGTGGGTTCTGTGAACGAAGTACTGCATCTGGACCAAACGAAAGTTCTTGAACATCCATTGGAATTGCAAGTGGAGCCTGTACAGATTTTTCTGCTGCTTCCATAGCCAGTAGGCTAAAGCGAGCACGAGCAATTTGTGCCCAAAGAACATCATCAAACTGACCACGTGGATCGTCAATGTCAATTCCAGGACGGCGAGCAACCTTAACAGATAACTTGCCAACTGGATTCTTAGCCTTTTGAAGAACTAGGTTGTGTCTCTTAGGAAGGTAAAGAACAATTTGATCTTTATCTTCATAACGAATAAGATCAATTAAAGTATCAAGATTAACATCATCTATATCGCGACCAGCGATACGGGCTTGATGTTCTGGAAACTCATTAATTAACTCACGTAAGGTTTTTAAGTAACGCTTTGTAAACGACACACAGCGACCATAACGATCAAATTCTGGGTAAGATCCTAGTGGATTCTCAATACGAATTCTAGGTAACTCTGCATCAAAGTCTGGTTCAACTACAAATGGTAGGAACCCATACGTTAAGAACCAATCTGCACCAGTGTACATCTGAGTCTGCAAAGAAGAAAACTCAAGATAGTGATTAGCAATCATTGTACGCTTATCGGCTTGCTTCTTAGCCCGATCTGAGTTTGAGTTTGCAGTAGCACAGTTTACTGAAGGTAGTGGAGCAAGTACTTCGGCAATGTCGCGAGCAGCAACATCAACAAAGTTGGCAATCATAGGCTTGCTCATGCCTTCTGGGAACATGTCAGGATAAACTGATACCATGTCACCACGGCGTACGGCTGTAATATCTGCCATACGTTGATCGCGGGCTAGGAATCGTTGTTCTAACGATGCTACCTTATCCGCAACTTGTTCAATCGAGAGTGCCATTTAATTTTCCTAAATGTAAATTATGCTTTGTTCTGCAGCGAGTTCGTCAAGGTTAACAACGCCACGCATTGCCATGTTCCTTCTAGTTGCAAACCTATTGTTTTGATGTCTAACTAAGTTAGAGCCTTGCATGATTAGTTCTTTTGCTCTGATCTCGCAGAACCATAGTGCCATAACACAGTCGGTAGGTCCTCTAGTATCAGCCTTCCAAGTAATTAACTGATTAACTAGAGCCTTAACGTGTTCATTTATTTGATCTGGGAGTGTAAGGAGGTTGTCTCCAACAGGCTTTCCGTCTCGTAATGATCCAAATAGTGAAGCCATTCCCGCGACTCCGAAGTTTGTGTCCCACTTATTTTTGCCAGTAAAGTGTTCACGGAATTGAACGCCACGACTTGCAAGCCACTGCCTAAGTTCTTCATCAAGTGCAAAGGCTTTCTGAAATGCGTTAATCTCAACACGGAGTTCCATCGGTTTGTATCGGTGCACCCAGTCTTCAATCAAGGCGCGAATCTTTTGTGGGGTAACATCTGACATGTTAAACACGTCTAGTACCATACGTTCACCAGTATTACGTTCTACTGCGTACATAATTGCTGCAGTCTTACCAGCCATAGCAGGGTCAAGTCCCATAATGAGAACCCACTGACCATCCTTAGGATGACCTGGGGCACCATAATGTATGTTACCTGGTTTACGCATACGGTTAATAGCAGAGTTAATTAGGGCAGGAGGAAATACAGCATCCTCTTCTACATCCTGTTGCATGTAAACAAGTGCCCACGTAGACGACATAACCTCAGAGCGTCTGCGATGTAGGGCAGGACCATCCCACTTAGGGAACAAGCCATCTTTATCTGGCTCTTCATCCTCGTCACCAATCCACGGACGATCAGATTTACCCCATAGGGTAACCCAGTCTTTTGGATTGTCCGCAAATTCAAGTACCGCTGGCATAGCCAAGTACGTAAACGGAGATTTGCCACCAGCCCAGTTATCTGGGTTGCGTAGTTCTTTATATAGATCTACCGAAGAAACGCGAGTTCCTGCAATGATTAACTTACCGTTCTTGCCGAGACGTGTAATGACCATCTTCTGCAACCAGTTGAGTTGCTTTTCCCATTCGTGGGCGTTCGTTGTCGTCACGATGTCGTCAAGAATAATTAGATCGGCGCGAGCACCATAGATCTGCTGACCTACACCTAGAGCCTGAACCGTAGGGTTTGGGTCTCCAGAGGATCGCTCTAGATAGATTCTATCCTGTGTCCACTGGTCCGCAGTCTGTTGCCATCCACCTGTGGGTCCATAGACCTGATGCATCTTGGCGAACTGCTGATCAGTGAGCCTTTGCTTAATAGCATAAAGGAACTCTTTGGCGCGGGTCTGCGTCTGAGACACAATCGCGATTCGGATGTTCGGATCCATAGCAATTCGGTAGGTAGCATAATTCACCGTTAAGACTGTTGACTTGGCGTGTTCTGGTGGGACGTTAACTAATAGACGTTGGGGATCGCCCTCGTCAAATATCATGCTCTCGTGAAGCCATGAAGGGGCACGACCCTCCAGAACATCAATCCAAGCCTGATGGTGGGGGAATACTTTAGAGTGCAGGAACTCCTGCGAAAAGGTGGCAAAGTCAATATTGAACTTACCATCTGCCATGGAAGCCTCTAGGGACTCTGCCCCGAACGAGCGGGCTTCTTCCATCTTAGATGCAAACTTGGGATCTGTCAACCACTTCTTGAGGGTTTCCTTGCGCTTGCCAATCGTAGCGAAGGCGGAGTCTGGATCCACACCCTGCCGAATCAAGGACAAGAACTTATCCTGATCCTGCCGTAGCCGAACTACGTTATGGTGCTCACCACCAGATTTTGCTCCCACGGAACATTCCTATCTAAATTAAATAAAACATAAATATGCGCGGGAAATAAAACTACTTATATTATATAATATAAAGCATCTCCGAAGAGAGATGCGTTTATGTTGCGACCATAAGATCTAGTCGCATTAAAAAACCCTACACTTATATTAACCCCGTTACAAGACACCTGTAACGCATAGTAATAAAAAAACTTTTGGGAAGTTAATAAATCCTTTATTTGTAGGGGCAAATACTATAAAAAAATATAAGGTACAGTCTACGTACCTAGAGTCTGTACCCATTAAACACCGTAGGTCAAGTTGCAACAAAGTTGCATTGACTACGGGGTATACACATCAAATAATACACCAGGGGTGTATATTATTTGTGTGATACCTACCCCCTACGGGGGTGAATCTGACCCCATGGTACTGTAATATAAATGATAATCAATTATATAACCCTGACTGTCTGCTTCG